CAGGTAGTGATAGTGCTACCTGAATAAAGTCGCGGTTGTCTTGGAGTCATCTTGACTTGGCGCGATTTATCAACACTGGAAAATATAATGATTGGCAATTTGCACTGGTCAACCAAGACCCGGGCATCAGATACAAAAAAGTCGGGAAAAATACTGACAAATAAGTCGAACATACTTTTCGTGTGACTAGAGTCGCACGAAGAGATATCAACATTGTACATCTTAATCTCACCCTTGACGCGCACAGAATAGCACGAATCATCGGAAAAGTAGCAAAAACAAAATCTCAAACCGGGGAGATTAATCAAAAGGTTAAAAGCATTAGTGAGTTCCGAAACTGTGGCGTTTGGAACAAACATTATCAAACCACCATTAATATACAGTGGGTAACCGGACTGGGCCGATTTTAAGTACTTTGTTAGCATGAAACCTTGTAAGGACGCAGCGACACCTAAGTCACCGATCATCCTTGGTCGTTTATTGTTTTTGGCATACTCAGCCTTCTTCATTTTGTAGGTCACGTTACGTAACCAAAGACGCTTGCAAAACCCGCCGTCCTCATGCATCTCCTTCCAGGCTTGGAGACGCAAAGACTTCTTCACATGCGGGTCCGCATGGTGCAATTCACTCAAAGTAAAAGCATCCTGAGCGATGTTAAAGAATTCGGAATACCCCTTCCTCAAATCTGCATAAATGGATTCGTGTTCACGCAAAAAGTTAGACTGATTGCGCACAACGGTTTCATTAGCGGACTGAAGAGTTTCAAATCCATATTCTCTGGCATCGTCCAGATCATTGAAAAGAGAGTTGGTTAAACGTTGCAAGGCAAGACGCACATTCACATCAGTGTCACGATACATGACAGCCGAATGTGATATGCATGGGCCAAAACGTGTACGGTAAGTGCCATCAAGCTTTTGATCGACACCCATCGGAAAACACAACTCCCCATTGACAAAGTACTCATCACCTGCTAAAACCTTGAAACTGTTGTTATACAGAAACGAGAATTCAGAAGTGGAGATTACAGTGCCAAGACGATATACGGGGCGGGTGGTAGGGCACATGCCCACCGACCCCGTTACGGAAAAGCCGGCCTGATGCCGGTCTTCCCCGTGACACTACTAAGATTCATGTTTCGTGCAACCAGCTCGGTGATGACAAAAGCAACCGTGTCGAAAAACAAAGTGTGCTGGCTGGTTGTTAATTTTTCATAAAATTTCTTACCATCAGGGCAAGTAACTCTAACTGCTATGTATTGTACACGCTGAGCGAAAGACGGTGTTATCTGACCATCCTTCCAAGCTTGCATAATGACTAAATCTGGATCACAAAGCAACTTTGTGCGCAAGTAAGTGTAGATGTCCACATCACGGAAGTGGCCATACATACTCGCTAATCCGGAAGTAGTTAAAGGGATGGAATTAATAGAAAAGAAGGAAAGTATCCCGTTGGTAGTACTTTTCTTGTATTCAGTCGCATCTCTAAAACTGCTCTTCTCGATATAAGCAGGGGACCATGAACTGACAAACCTCTCCACGAATCTCGTGACTTGGTCTCTCAGTTTTGAGCTGCCGACAATGCTACCTACGACATTACAAGGGATTATCGCCTTTTGGACAATAAAACAATTGCTAAGATCATAGTCAACAACGACAACGTCATTTCCGGCAATATTAAAAGCGAGTGACACCTGAGGTGCCCGAGGTATCACACTAACGGTGGAGGGAGGAGAATTGGGACGACACTGCGGTAAGTGTTCGCTGTTACGAATAACAGGTAAACCATTGGTTTTGGTGTCCGTTTTCTTTTTCTCTTCACTGTCAGAGTGACAATCTGTCTCACTTTCGCCACTATATCCCGTCAATTCGAGTAACTCCGCTTCATCGAAGGAGACAGAATTACACAAATCATCACTTACGTGGAAGTGTGACGGGATCAAACACCCTTTAGGTTGCGCACAAAGGG